GGTACAATGAATACACTCTTAATATTATTTTTTGAATCTAAAGCCATTTTTAAAATGTTTTATTATTGTTATTTAATTTTGCAAATATAATTAATTTTATATTACTCCAACATATCTGCTGTTAGTTGGTTTATTGGTATTTGTTCTCTTACTGCAGCAGACAGTAATTTTACAGCTATATCAACTATAGCCTGATGTGTAAAATCATCAAGTTCACAATTAACCTGATTAGCAGGTGTGTTTAGATTGACAATTATATCTAATGGTTTTTTAAGATATCTAATATAATAAACTGATACTGTAAAATTGTTTGGAGCAATATCATCAGTAACTAAACCATGTATTTTTCTTTCAACATTATTAATTGTTTGTGGTCTATTAACTATTCTCCATACAATACCTTCTGTTCCATTAGTCCATGGTTTTTTATAAGGATTATAATAATTTAAATTATACTCATCATGTGATATTGGAATAACAGGTATTCTAGCATATGTAGTAGTTGTTCCACAAACAGGTATATTTGTTGTTACACCTTCATAAATTGCAAACATGAAATCAGAAGGTAATGCCCAAAATTGTTCTCCTGGTAATACACCTAGTTGATTAACTCCTGTAGTTGTAGGAGGATCACTTGCTTGCTGACCATCTTTAATGAGAGCAGAAAGTCCTTGTATTCTTATTTCAGTTTCCTCAAATCCTTCCATATTCCTATTGTTTTTAGGATTGAGTTTTTGTAATATATAATACCATTGAGCTTTACTTAAAAGTACAGTAGCTTCAAAGTCAACAAACCCTGGTGCACTTGCAGAATACAGTGCATCATAAGTTACCAGTACATTTTCCCACATTTGGTTAGCTGTCATTATTTAGAAAGTTCTAAGCGTTCTTTAAGATTTTCAGTTATTGCAAAGTTTTCATTATTATTTAAAAACTTAATAGCTTCATGTTGTGTACCAATATCTCTACCATCTAAGAATCTATAAGTACGTTCTTTAGTTAATACTAAATGACCAGCTTTAACAGCTTTCATTAATAATAGTTTAACTTCTTTATTAGGATCTTTAATGATAGATAAAAACTTATTAGGATCTTTTAAAGCAATATTACCTGCTTGTTTAAACACATAATCATAGTTAGATGTTTCAGTAATCCTTAAATCATTTAACCACATAATTTGTTTAAGTTCTTCAATATCAGCTTTAATTCTGTTAAGTTCTGCAGCTGCTTCAAGTACTATTGACAGTTCTTGTTTTTCTTCAATTTCAGCAACTTGTTGATCAACAATCATAAACCTGTAAGTTCTTTTTTTATTTTTATCTGCAGGTGATGGAGCAACTACATTTTTATTAATCATAAGTACTTTATATTTTAACATATCAATTGGAATTGATAAATTTAAAACATTAGCCTCATTTCTTAAAACAACAGTTCCTTCTTTTTGCCAAAAAGTATCAGGATAACGGTTACCATTTTCATCAGTCTTATAACGACTAATATCAAGATCACCTTTATTTAATCCTAAAACTCTTTCAAAAAATTCCTGTTCAGTAATTTCATCATCAGGATATTCTGCAGTTCTCATTTTTTTAATATTATCCAAAGGTCTAATCATTAAACCTGTCCTTTTGTCTTTTGGTACTGATAAATAGGTTTTTGCAGTATTAAACTGAAATGAACCATTTGTTTTATCTTTACCATCTTCACTAATTTGATATTTATAGGACCAACTATTAGGTCTAACAATTGGTGCTATTTTAACAATTTTCTTTTGTAAAAAGCTTGGTAATTCAATTACTTCAGCTTGTGTTTTTGATTTTGCATTCTTTTCCATAATTTTTCTTACATTTAATTAATAATGGGGGAGATATTTCACTCCCCCTTTATTGTTATTTATTTATTACACTAAGTTATAACGGAAGTCAACAACTTTAGTAGGATCAGTAATCAGCATTCCACCCCACATCATGCGGTGAATTTCATAACCATCTGAACGTGATACTGCAATAGAAGGTGAACCTTTACCTGCTGGGGTAAATGGATCACGCATTCCAGGAATATAACGGAATACAGAAGGTTGTCCTTTTACTGATACACGCTTAATACCTGCTTCTCCACCAAAGTCAAGAGCAAGCATCCTGCGAGATTCAGTAGTACCACCTTCAGGATGAACTTCAGGGAACAATACTTTATCATCAAACATTGGACAGTACATTAATTCAAATGTAATACCATTGATTGAGTAGTATTTAGTAAACTGGAATCCTGCAGAAAGTGATTTAGGAATACCGTTAAGATGTTTAGCACCTTCTTTAAAGATAGTAGTATCATTAGAACGGCCAGGACCACCTGTACCAATCAATAATTCAGTACCACCTTTAGCAAGAACTGCTTTGTGGAAATCACGGATACCATATTCACCTGTACACAGAGTTACAACCCTATTACCCATTTCAATCCTACCAATAGAAAGATCCAAGAATACTTCAGTTAAGAAATCAAGATCTAAAGTTGAGTAGTAATGAATATTAGAAGGAGCAATTTGTTCAAACAGACCTGCACCTGATTCAAGAGGATATTTTCCTGAAGCATCTTTGTTCAAGAAAAGATCTTTATCAGTAAAGTTGTGCAGACCATAGAAGTGCATAATTACATTAGCAACTTCTGCTTGATACATTGCAATCATATCAAGGTAGTTAATCCATACACGCTCAGGCTTACCATCTACTCCTGGGAAAGCAAATTCCAAAGGATAGTTTTTACCTTCATTAATCATGTTACCAGGTACTTCATATTCAAAACGCTGCATAGTAATGCGGTTTCTCATTCTGAAAGGTGAAGTAAAGTTTGGTTTTTGACCACGGTTAGAAAGTGTAGAAGGAGCTACGTTAAAGAATTTAGCCCATCTGCTTCCTGCTTCAAGTTCTTCAGCAGGTACAGAAAGCAAAGGATCTGAAGTTAAAAGTTCTACTTCATACTCAAAGTTAGTACCTTTAGGTTTAACAGAAAGTACACGAAGTAAGTATTCAGCTTTATTACCTTTCAAAATGTTATCTGCTTCAAAATATTCTTCACCAAATACTACAAAGAATGATGCAACTCCAGCACCTAATTCTCCTGCAGCAGCAGCAGTGGTTCCTGTAGCATCATAAGCTTCCAATAAAGGAATGTTTTTGTCATGCTGTCCTTGAAGCATCCACTCATAGAAGTTGTTTTCTTCAACTTCTACAACAGGAAAAGTATTCAAGAAATCAAACATCGCATTTTTAAGATTAGTCCTAAAAATTTGATGAATAGTGTTAGTAATCAGTTGTGGACGCTTCATATAGAGAGCACCCAAGTTATTTGCAGTTACAAGACCATTGTAGTCCTTAGCTGCGTATTTTTGTAATTGAAATAATTGCATGGTTATTTATTGTTTAAGAAATTTTCAAGTGATGTTAATATATCAGATTCTTTTTCATTAATATTATTACTTAAATTAGAACCTGACTTAAAAGCTGCTTTTTTAAGTCTTTCATCAATAGACCTTGTTACTTTAGTTTCTGCTAAACGCATAACTTTAGTAAGATCAGGTTTTAGATTACCTCTTTCATCCATATTGAAGAGACCTAATTCTGCCAAGTAATGCAATTGCATCCTAAATGCATCTGGATTTTTTCTTGACAAAGCTGCTATTTTGTTTAATGGTTGTCTGTTTTCATCATAAGCAACTGTTTCAGTCATAGACTTGTACAGTTGATCTTTCATTTTATCAGTAAGAGCAACTCCTTTAAAAATTTCGGGAGTTTGTGTAATTGCTGCTTTTAAAGCATGAAGTCTTTGTTGAGCTTCACGTTGCTTTTGTTGAGCAATATACTGTTCTTCCTGTTTTTTATATTCAATTTGTTTTTGAACTTCTTCATTTAAGAGCTGGGCAGCCTCATATCCTTCTTCAGAAAGTTCATCAAGGTCTTTAGCTCTTTCAACATATTTGTTAATTTTTTCCTGAGAAAAACCTTTTGTTTTTAGAAGTTCCCTATAAAGCTGTTCAGCTTTTTGAGGATTACTATCTAAATTATCTTTAGTTACTGATGCATAATCAATACTTTTGCTACCAATTTCTAAAGAAGAGTCTTCATCTAAACCATTCATAAACAATTCAAATTGTTTACGCATTTTAGATGGCATTTCACCAACAATTTCTTCAAAGATTTTTATACCTCTTTTAAAATCACGTCTTTCCATTAAAGCTTTAAAGCTTTCGGGAGTACCATCAAATTTAAACTCATCATCTTCTTGAAAATCTTCATCATCAAATAAACCTTCTGTTTTTAACTGTTCAGCTAATACTTTATATAAAGGTTCTTCATCATCTGATTCATTAGATTTTTTTTCTGAAGGTGGTGCAAAATCTTTAGCTTTTACTTCAGGGGATTTTACTGTATCATCACTATCAGATTCTTCATTAATTAAATCTGAAAGTTCTGAACCAAAATCAAAATCATCTGTAATTCCTGTTTCTTTTACCAAATTCTTATCAGAAGAATTATCAATAACTTCTGACCCCTCAGATGTGGGTTCAAAATCTGGAGAATAATTTTTATAATTTTTCATATTTCCTATAATTTTGCAAATTTATTATTATTATTTGTTATTAATTATTAATAGTTGCAAAGATAACAATTTTCACTATAGCTATTATTTATTTCTTGATCTACTTAATTCAGCTTTTGTTTTATTTTCTTTTGCAACTTTTAATGCTGTTTCAGCTTTAAGTTTTTCTATTTCTTTTTTAGCTTGTATTTCTTTTTCTTTAACATTTAATTTTTGTTTTTCAATTTCTACCTTTCTATTTTCAACCTGATTTTTTAGCTGAAGTTCTTTATCCTTTTGTACTTGTTCATATACTTGTTTTTGTTGTTGTAAAGCAACTTTACTTTGTTCTAAAATATCAGGAATCATATTCTCATTAACATCTTGGTCTTGTGCATAACTCATAGCTCTAATAGTTTCTAACTGAATCTTATTCTCTCTATCCAATTGCCTATTAATATCTTCCCTATTAAGTTTTTCCATTTCAAGTTGTAATTCTTGAGCTTTAATTTCAGCTTGTTGAGCAGCCATTCTTTCTTGAGATTCTTGTTGCATTTGCTGCATTTGTTGTTGTTCTTGAGTAATCTTATCCTGAGCTTCTTCCAAATATCTAGCAAGTGCAGATATACTATCTTTTTTATAAATTTCAATAAGATCTCTAAATTTAATCTGACCAGTTTGCATACCTGCATGTGCAAGTTGACTAAGTGCTTGCATAAGTTCTTGTGTATTTGGTCCATCATCTATATGAATATCATATTCTGATTCTGAAAACTCATCATAATAACTTACAATTTCAGCACCCATATCATCTAATACAAACTGTGCTTTATGTGGATTCTTTTTCCATACATATTTAGCAACCTCTAATAA